AGTAAAGAAAAGGTATAAAGCATGAGCAGTCCATATAGAGCACCAAAGGTTAAAAGAATGAAGTTAATTAAGAAGGTATCATTTAAGAATGGTAAGAAGGTAACAGAGATGGTTCCTGTAGAGGTAGATAAGCGTGGAGTCATTATTAGGAAGAAGAAGTGAAGAAGACACCAGCACAGAAGATAAGAGATTACTTTAAAAAGGAATGGAAATGCCCAACTATACAGACAAAGCACCAGACTACAAACCAGAAGAGCACCAAGTAAAGAAGAGCGAGAATAATCGTGACTCTAAAGGTAGACTTCTTCCTGGGCATACTGCGAACCCTAATGGAAGACCTAAAGGCTCTACATCTCAAGCAGAACAATTTAGAAACAATCCAAAGGCATTAGATGTACTCAATAAGGTTATAGAGACAGCATCTACACTAGGTACAGATAAGGAGCATAAGGATGCTAGTAGCTGTGCAAAGATAGTAGTGGATAAGATTATCCCTACCTTAAAAGCCCAGGACATATCGATAGAGACAGATGGTAGTGCAGGATTTGTTATACTACCAAAGGAAGAGCCATCAGCGAAGGAGTAATATGGAAGCCCCATGAAGGTGTACAGACATTTGCCTTATCAGTAGGTGATGTATACGAATGTTTATATGGTGGAGCTAGAGGTGGTGGGAAGACAGATTGTGGACTAGCGTGGTTATTAAGAGCTACAGAGCATCCAGAGGCTAGGATGCTAGTGATTAGAAGGAATGCAGATGACCTTGCTGACTGGATAGATAGAGCACATAAGATGTATCCATATGCAAAGATAGTAGGCAAACCAGCTACCATTAAGTTCCCATCTGGAGCTATCATTAGATGTGGACACTTGAAAGATGAAAGTGCGTATACAAAGTATCAAGGTCATGAGTACCAGAGGATACTGATAGAGGAGCTTACACAGATACCATCAGAAGAGAGTTATCTGAAGCTCATATCATCATGCAGAAGCACAGTTAAAGGACTAGACCCAAAGGTATTCTGTACTGCTAATCCAGGTGGTAAAGGACATCAATGGGTAAAGAAGAGATTTATACAAGGGCATAAGCCAAAGGTAGCATTTAAAGAGGAAGGTTCAAGATATAGAATGTACATACCAGCAACAATAGATAACAATCCTACACTCATGGATAATGACCCAGAGTATGTGAACTTTCTAGATACACTACCAGAGCCATTAAGGAGTGCATGGAGACATGGAGATTGGGATATATTCGCAGGACAATACTTCACAGAGTGGGATACAAGTAAGCATATAGTAGATAAGGATGTCGCAAATAAGCTAGGATATGGAAGAGAGTACAACAAGAGATACTTAGGAATTGACTGGGGATTTGCGAATCCATTTGCGTGTGTATGGATAGAGGTGACACCAAACAACAGAGTGTTCTGTTATAAAGAGCTATATGGTACAGAGAAGCATCCAGCAGAGTGGGGACAAGAGATATTAAATATGATAGGTGATGAAGAGATATTCATGAGTTTAGGTGACCCATCAATGTGGGCTCGTAATCCAATGAGTTGGAATGCGTCTCATAGCCCTATGTACACAGATAAGTCTATAGCAGTGGCTTTAGGAGCGTTTGTACCTAATCTAGTACCAGCTAATAATTCAAGGGTAATAGGATGGCGTAATATGGCTCAACTAATGCACCATGATAAGAACACCATGTCTAATTTCTTTATACTAAAGGATACTTGTCCTAATCTTACAAGAACAATACCAGACATGATAAGAGATGATAAGAACCCAGAGGACATCGATACTACTTTAGAAGACCATATATGTGATGCATTAAGGTATGCACTAACCCATACACAGGCACCCATAAAGCCACCTAAAGTAAAGCCTTTATTACAGCAGAACATAGAGAAACTATTAGAATATGAAGACAAAGATGAATTTAACTATGACTTTACAAGGATGAATTAATGATAACAGGAAGCCCATATATAACCAATTTCAGCAGTAGGATAGTCGTTCATGCAGAGCTTACCCATACAACCTATGGCACAGCTCCAGTACATATAAAAGTGACATATGATTCATCAGCTATAAATGGTGTAAAGCTAGTATGCACCCCAGCATTATGCTTTGGAAGGTCAGCTTCTACTTCATCAGGGCAGTTTAGACATATGGCAGGTAAATGGGGTATAATAGAAAAGAAAGCAACTGCAGGTGATATCGTTGATGTAGTGATACAGGGATTAGTGACCTACCCAAATACTAAAGCTAGTGGTCAAGTTGGGAATTTAATAGAAGGTTTGAGACCAAACTATCATATGGGCTCTGCTAATGGATTTAGAGATGATGGGTTCTGTTATATAGATGCCGAACCAGTAGATGGTGCAATAGATGAATATCAGGCGATAGCAAACAACTTAGGAGTTGTTGTTAATTATGGTGCTGATGGTCAGATTTTAATATGGCAGGGCGTAAACACCCCTTATTTATCAGACTATTCTCATGGAGAAGCACATCGAGTACAGGCTAAACTACAAGGGACATACTCAGGTGGTGATGGTGCGTCTATAACAGCTGGTTCTCCAGTGATGCTTTACCTAGATACAAATGGAGACCTATTAGCAAGAGGTGGTCACGCTTCAGGTGGTCAAACTACCCCTGAGTATATTCTTCAAGCAAACTATGATGCCAGAGATACTCTCCCAGGTTATTGGGGAATAACAGAAACTGGTGGTGCTTCAGGAGATGTAGTAGATATAGTGGTAGCAGGACATTGCCAGACTGCTGACACCTCAACAGTAGCAGACCAACAGATATCACAAATCCAGCCAGATGGTGAGATTTGGTCATTTGGAAAGAATATTATCATTGATTCAGGAGATAGAACAATGGATAATGACACAGGGAACTGGGTAGGATACGCAAGTGTAGGCTCGGCAGCAGCAGTGGATGTAGATAGTGCAATAGCAAACAAGATGGAAATCACAACCAATACAACCTTATCAGCCCAGGGAGCACAACTTCCTGTTGCAGACCTTGAGACACTCGTTGTAGGGAAGACCTATGTTGTAGGAGCTCAGATAGATTTAATGACCACATCAGACACTCCAACCATGCTATTTAGCTTGGGGGGTACTTTATCGGATGAATTCACTATTAGCACCACCAATCAACACTATGCTAAGGAAATAACAATAGCAAATAACACAGACCCACTTATAATTGCACAAGTTAACTCTACTACAGCATATGAAATTGCAGTTAATAATTTCTATGTATATGAGAAGGATGCAGGCATACTTGGTGATGATGCCTATGCTGATGATTGGGTTCCATTATCAAGAGGCGTAACTGTGAACGATACAGGGAAAATATGTATATTCCCTGGAGTTAATAGATATGATATAAGAAACTATAAAGAGCAACAGATAGTCACAGCAAAGGTAGTTGGTCCTGCTGTAGACACAGCAAACAAATACGCTGTGAGCTTGTGCGTTGACAAGGATGGTAAATTAAGAGCAATACTAGATAATCTCCCCACAGCATACTCTGGGGGAACTTCACAGTATGTTATCCCAAGTAATAAATGGGGAATAGCTCTTGAGGCAGGAAGCTCTGGTGATGATATAAAGGTTTTGGTTAGTGGGAAAATGACTGAAATGGATACAACCTCAGACGCTACATGGGTAGCTGGTGATATACTTAAAAAATTAGCTAGTGATGGTAAGAAGGAAAGAAATACAGGCTTTGAGTATGAGGCAATAACATTAGAGAATGATAGAACACTAGCAAGTGCAAGTAACTGGGCAGAGCATTCCCTAAACACCACCCTTGCTACTTTCACACAGGATACAGGCAATAACAGAATCCAAATTAAAGGCTCAGGGAATGGAACCTACACAAACGACTCTGGTGGCTCAGGAAGAGAAGGAGCA